CACCAGTCTCAGCAGGTCTGTTTACCTACATCTACATAATCTTCCAGATCGCTTCTGAACACCTAATAATTAAGTTGCGGCCTCCAGTAGTTGCTAGCAACCACCGCAGACTCCACAGCATAACAATATGACGTAACATAGCGCTGGAACTCACAATCAGACAAACCCCGTAAGAAAGAGCGACGAAATCCAAGCTCCGCTACCAAGCAGTAGTCAACCAACACTTTGTGTGTGATTGGAACCACCCCTGATAAGGGAGTTTGTAAATCGAATTCACCCTTCAGAACTCGTCTGACACGCCCCGCCCCCAACAGCCCTATGCTGTGGGAGACTCTGCTCAACGCGTGGGGCACACCCAATATGTTGAGTGCTTTAATAGGATCGACACGTTTCCCGTGTGCCGTCCGAAGATCGCCAGGTCTGATCCCAGCAGGAGCAAGTGGACCCATTGAAATAGCCACTGCCTCGCTCAGAACAGTGACTGGGTTCCATACCATCTTGGGTAGTTTTTGGGGGTCGAGGGCGCGCAACAAAGAGCGTGCGCGTACAGCGACATCCTCATCAACAACCACCTCAACGGCACGACACGTTCTGTTAGCGTCGTACCACTCGGCCAAGCGGTCCCACTCATCATAGCGTAATGACGCCAAAACTTTCTCTGGCAAAGCACCAGATGCTAAACTCGCAGCGTGATCCAACACCGCGTCCTCGCCGCTGCGTAAACTTAAACCGCGTGCATGCAGCACGCGGCTCATCTGCTGAACCGCGACCTTCGAGCCGACCGCCTTCAACTGTTTCGCGAGCCACCGCAGTTTTAACGTGCTGCTACGCATTGGCACGGCAGCTTCTAACTCCTGTGGGCAGCTGCCGAGCCGACTGCAGCCCATCCCACCGTGCGCAAGACTAGCTTCGAGCTGTGCTTGACTAGGGCCTACACGTACGCGCGTGCCACCACGTTTAACTTCGACAGTTGCCCAGTACCTCACAAGGGTGTACCTCCACGCTTCACCGTCTCGGCAGCCACTCCTCCTTATGATTGTGTTCACAGTCTCGTTCATAGCTCTAGCTGTGACTGCACCCGCACGTACAACTCCTGTTTGACTGTCTCCCGAGACCATACCCGACACTGCACGGTTCGCGTTGCCCCATATACTTGCCCCATCTTCATACATCAGCCGCAAGTACTCAAGCCGATTGTTGGACAACATCTGTTTGACTGCTTGCGCATCTAAGCCACTATAGTCGATGATCTCCAAGAATCGGAGCCCTTTATACTCATCATCAACCGCACCAACCATATCATCACCTAATATCTGGTACTCAAGTAGTGGTTTGCCGCCGTACGCAGCAAGGTATGAAGCTTGACTCGTTTGCTGGTAGTACTCGTTGAATGTGGTATTTATAAACGTTGTGGAACGCCAACCAGACCAAAGTCCACGCACTAATCTAACGTATCCTGCTTTGTTACCCCCAGGCAGTAAACCAACTTTCGTGGATCGTGCAGCTACATCATCAAGTGCAGCAGCTGCCCATCGACATGCTGCAGCAACAAACATCGCATATTCCCCACGCACCCACAAGCGCCCCAACACGTCAGTGTTATTTGGGTCAAGAGCACGAGCCATCTGCAACCACTGCTCCACCATGCGCCGGTACTTATGCAGAATATTGTGATCCGCAAAGTCACTAGCCACACCGACGCGCCCGTTAGTCGGCATCTTCAGCCGCGTCAGCATGAGCGCTAAATCTTCCATGTTACGCACTTCCAATGTTATACTGGGCATTGACTTGTACACACGTCCTTCACCGCCCAGAAGAGCAATCGATTCAACCAACCAGTGCGTGATCGGCCCCGGTAGCAACAAGCGCTGTTTGCCAGCTTCAAACTTGTCTACACCGGTGCCGTGCACTTTTGGTTCCATTGAGAACAGCGACATCACATACTCGCGCGTCATCGTATCATTCAGCCAGCTCGTTTTGGTGGCACCCATCTTCACAGTCTCACCATCGCTGAGCACAACTGTGGGCGCGTCGCGTGCCGGTGCGCTCCCAGACGTTCCGATCATCGTGAGATTAGCGATCACATCTTCAACAGTCCAGTGACTGCGTCCCATCACACCAGCAGCATAAGCCACAGCCACATCACTCATCCGCCTAGAAACTATGCGATCAAA